CATCAATAGTACGTTCGGTACACTCACTCAGCTAGGAGTGGGTCCAGCCGAAGGGTACATGATCACGGATGATACGTCGACTTGGGACGAGTTCTTTGACGATCCCCGTCTGAATGCGGTCAAGAGCTACGTCTTCGTGTGTGCGAAGCTGATGTTCGACCCTCCGGCCAGTGGTTTTGCAACGGAGAGCATGAACCGTCAGAAGATGGAGATGGAGTACCGTCTCAACGTTGTCGCTGACTACGGGTAGTCATGCTTAGTAATGCCGCCGTCCCGCATTACTACGCCGAGTTCCGGCAAAAAGTTCTTCGTGCTGAGATCCCAGTATGTGAAGAGATCTCCATGGAGATGTATCGCATCGATGAGTTGATTCGTAACCCCAACGTCTATTACGACGATGGAGCGATCGAAGGATTCATCGAGTTCTGCGAGGCGGAACTCACTCTCACTGATGGCGGAGACGTACACATGCTTGACTCGTTCAAGCTGTGGGCCGAACAGCTCCTGAGTTGGTACATCTTCGTGGAGCGTGAGGTCTGGGATCGAGAGTTGGACCGCTTCGTTACCAAGGTGATCAAGAAGCGTCTTCGTGACACACAGTACCTGATCGTGGCTCGAGGATCAGCCAAGTCGATGTACGTCGCATTCCTGCAAGCGTACTTCCTCACGGTTGATACCTCGACCACGCATCAGGTCACTGTTGCTCCCACCATGAAGCAGGCCGAAGAGGTCCTTACTCCAATCAAGACCGCGATTACTCGGTCAAAGGGTCCGTTATTTAAGTTCCTAACTGACGGATCCTTGAACAACACTACCGGTGCTCGCTCTGGACGTCAGAAGTTGACATCCACCAAGAAGGGCATCGAGAACTTCTTGACTAACTCGCTTCTCGAGATTCGTCCGATGTCTATTGACAAGGTACAGGGCCTTCGGTCCAAGTACAACTCGGTCGATGAATGGCTTTCGGGAGACACGCGCGAGGATGTTGTCACTGCTCTCATGCAGGGCGCCAAGAAGTTCGAGGAACCAGTTCTAGTTGCAATCTCCTCAGAAGGAACCGTTCGAAACGGTGTCGGTGACACGATCAAGATGGAGCTACAGGCAATCTTGAAGGGTGACATCGAACAGTGGAACGTCTCTATATTCCACTACAAGCTGGATGATGTCAAAGAGGTTACTGAGCCCAGGATGTGGCCAAAAGCCAACCCGAATCTTGGATACACAGTCTCTTATGACACCTATCACCAGGACGTCGAACGGGCCAAGTTATTTCCTGCAGTCCGAAACGAGATCTTGGCGAAGAGGTTTGGTCTTCCGATGGAAGGTTTCACCTACTTCTTCACCTATGAAGAGACTCTCGTGCATATTCCGCAAGACTTCAGGAAGCTGCCCTGTTCGTTGGGTGTCGACCTGTCTCGAGGCGACGACTTCTGTGCATTCACGTTCTTATTCCCATTGCGTGGTGATCTGTACGGAGTGAAGACTCGAAGCTACATCACCAGACGCACTCTCGAACTCCTTCCTGGGGCAAAGAGAGTGAAGTACGACGAGTTCATCATGGAAGGAACCCTCATCATCTTCGAGGGGGCTGTCCTTGACATGCTCGACGTCTATGACGACCTGTCGAACCATTGGGAGACGATGGAGTACGATATTCGTACTCTTGGCTTCGACACATACAACTCCAAGGCCTTTATGGAGCGTTACGAACGTGACTGGGGCCCCTATGGTGTTGTGAAGGTCATTCAAGGCGCTCGTACTGAGTCTGTACCGCTCGGTGAGTTGAAGATCCTCGCGCGCGACCGCGCGTTGATATTTGATGAACTGATCATGCAGTACACGATGGGAAACGCGGTTACTTGGGAAGATACGAACGGAAACCGCAAGCTTGTGAAGCGTCGCAACGACGAAAAGATCGACAACGTCTCGGCTCTCATGGATGCATACGTTGCCATGAAGGCCAACCCCGACCAGTTCGACTGAGGAGGTGAGCAATGGGACGAGTAGTTCGAAGCTTGATGCACGGCTGGAACGCATTCAAGGACGCACCTATCGATGCTGGATTCGGTGCAGGACCATCGATGCCGTATCGGCAGTCTCGTTCTGTAACTCGTTACTATGACGATCGGTCGATCATCGGGTCGATCTATACGCGTCTCAGTGTTGATGTCAGCTCTATCGAGTTCTTTCACGCAAAACTCGATGAGAATGACATTGCTATTGAGGTGGTGCGGGACTCTCTGCATGACTGCATCACGCTGGACCCGAACATTGATCAATCGGCTCAGATGCTTAAGCAAGATATTGCTCTGACCATGTTTGAGAATGGTCATGCGGCAATTGTGCCGATCGATGCGACGATGGATCCCTTGGAGAGCGCTAGTTACGACATCAAGACCATGAGAGTTGGTCGAGTCGTATCGTGGTTCCCTCGCAAGGTCACTGTAGAGGTCTATGACGACCGAGAGACTGACGAACAGGGCGAACCAGTTAATGGTGGAGTGACGAAGCAGATCACTCTGCCCAAAGACATGGTCTCGATCGTCGAGAATCCTTTCTACAACATCATGAACAACCCCAATGGTCTTCTTCAGCGACTCATGACCAAGCTGGCTCTGCTGGACTCACTCGATGAGGCGGCAGGGTCTGGCAAGCTCGACATCATATTCCAGTTGCCCTACACCGTTCGTGGTGATTCTAGGAAGCTGCAAGCAGAGAAACGTCGAGCAGACTTGGCCGCGCAACTGAAGGATGACGAGCTTGGAATTGGCTACATCGATGTCTCGGAGAAGGTCATCCAGCTCAACCGTCCAGTAGAGAACAAGCTTCTTGACCAGATCGAGTACTTGTTTAACGCGGTGATGAACGAGCTCGGTCTGACAACGGAGATCATGAATGGATCGGCTTCCCCTGACGCGTACAACGCGTATATGGACCGAACCATTGAGCCGGTTGCCAACGCAATCGCTCAGGAGATGAAGCGGAAGTTCCTGACGAAGACTGCCAGGACTCAGCGTCATTCTATCGAGATCTACCGCGACCCGCTGAAGCTGATTCCGATTGCTGAGTTGGCTGAGGTTGCAGACAAGCTCATTCGTAACGCCATTCTCACTGCGAATGAGTTCCGGCCGAAGATCGGTTACCGACCGTCGAGCGAGCCGGGGGCAAACGCTCTGCAGAACCCGAACATGCCTGACGAGGATCAGCCTACAGCAGTTCCTAGTGCTTCAAAGAACCTCGAACTTCTACCTGTTCCGAAGGAGGTTAAGGATGAGCAAGGATTACCTCGCGCTGTACCGAGATGAACCTGCGGATCTGCTTCACTTCGGGGTCAAGGGCATGAAGTGGGGTGTCCGTAGGGACTCAAAGGGTTCTGGTTCGTCAACGGTCGTATCGGTGGACCACTTGGTAAACCACACCGGCCCCGAGACCTCTTCTCAGAGGTACGAGCGCATCAGGACGATAGCTAAAGCCGGTAGAACCAAAGACCTCAGTGATGATGACATGAGGTTCTTCAACAACCGGAGCCAGGCCATTCAAAAGGTGAATGCGTACACTGCAAGGAAGCCGCATTGGGCTGTAGCGACCGGATCGAAGGTTCTTCAGAACACTGCCATGGCTGTAGTAGGTGGAGTTGCTACCGCAGTCGCTGGCAAGTTCATAACTAAGCCTCTCATCGATGCCATTGGCAAGTTTGGCGCGACTCAGTCTGCCAAGTTGGCAGCGATGAAGGTAGCTAAAACCACAATGACTGTGGGAGCAGCAGCGAAACCCTTTGGATCCTTTGCCTAACCTAGTTCGACCGAAGGAAGGTCAAAATGGAACCGAACTTCTCAGGCTACGTCACCAAGGCGAACCTGCGATGCGCCGACGGCCGAACGATCATGCCCGGTGCGTTCAACGGACAGAACGGGATGAAGGTCCCGCTGGTCTACCAGCACAATCACAAGGACGTGAGCCAGGTTCTGGGTCATGTCATGCTCACGGCCAAGGACGACGGCGTTTGGGGCGACGCCTTTCTCAACGGATCGCCGAAGGCAATCGACGCTGCGTTCGCTGTCGAGCACGGAGACCTCGACAAGTTCTCGATCTGGGCGAAGGACCTGGATGAGCGTGGCTACATGGTGCACGACGGTGTCATACAGGAGGTCAGTCTCTGTATCGCTGGCCAGAACCCGGGCGCCAACATCGCCAACGTGCTCACTCACGGAGACCTGGCGGACGATGAGGAGAACCTCCTTGTGGTCGGCTTCGAGCTCAAGCACGCGGCACCTGCAGTTGAGGAAAAGTCGTCGGACTCGTCCTCGTCGGAGAGGACCGTGGCGGAAGTCCTAGCGACTCTCACTCCCGAGCAGAACAACGCGGTCAACATGGTCCTCGAAGACATCGTCAAAGAGGCCGTCACTGAGGCCCTCACCGAGGAGCCGGCAGCACAGCACAGCGACATCGACTCCTCCGAGAAGGGACCCAACATGACCCGGAACGTCTTCGATCAGACGGACAAGCCTGTCGAACTGCCTCAGCTCAAGCACGACGACATGGCCGCCATCCTCACCCGTGCCCGGGAAGGCAAGGTCGACTCGCTCCGAGACCTGGTCCGCAGTGACCACGGCAAGGAGCTCATGCACGCCAACACCTACGGCGTGGAGAACGTCGAGGTTCTGTTCCCGGACGCACAGGCGTTGATGCGGACGCCAACCTTCGTCGATCGTCGCCAGGAGTGGGTGAAGGCGTTCATGGCCGGCACCAGTCACTCGCCCTTCTCCCGTGTCAAGACCGTCTACGCGGACATCACTGCTGACGAGGCTCGGGCCCGAGGCTACATCAAGGCCAACGAGAAGGTCGAAGAGGTCTTCCCGGTCTTCCGTCGGACCACCGGGCCGGCCATGGTCTACAAGAAGCAGAAGCTGGACCGTCAGGACATCATCGACGTCACCGACTTCGACATCGTCGCGTGGATGAAGGTCGAGATGCGCGGCAAGCTGGACGAGGAGATCGCGCGCGCGGGTCTCTTCGGAGATGGTCGCACGGTCGGAGACGACGACAAGATCCCGGAGCCCACCGGTACTTCGGGCGATGGCATCCGCTCGATCGTCAAGGACGACAATCTCTACACCGACAAGTACTCCGTCGCCTTGCCGGCAACTCCGGTGGGTACCGACTGGAACCTCCTGCTCGACGCCGTGACCACGGCCTCGGAGCACTACATGGGATCGGGCAACCGGACTGCGTTCGTCAGCTACAAGGTCGCGGCCAAACTGCTCACGATCCGTGACAACTTCGGCCACCGCATCTACCGGAACCTCTCCGAGGTCGCCGGCGACATGGACGTCAACCAGGTCGTTCGAGTTCCCACCGAGCTGTTCCCGGCCCAGATGCTGTGCATCGTTGTGGACCTGGCGGACTACAACTTCGGCACCAACCGCGGTGGCGAGATCACGCTGTTCGATGACTTCGACATCGACTTCAACCAGTACAAGTACTTGATCGAGACCTACCTGTCGGGTGCTCTCACGCTGCCGCACTCCGCGCAGGTCTTCAGCTCCACCGTCCCGATCACCTTCGCTCTGCAGTCGCTTGAGGGCGACGGCGAAGAGTCGGAGACGCCTGCGGAGAACCAGGCCTAAACCGGTCACGCCATGCGATATTCCGGAACGATTGGCGTTGCCAGTCAGACAGAGATCTCGCCTGGCGTCTGGGAAGAGACCATCACCGAGCAGGACTACATCGGAGAGGTTGTGCAGAGGACCGAGGTGCTTGAGGAGGGTGATTCCATTCACTCAACGCAACAAACATCCACAAGCATCTCGGTTCTCTCTCGAGTAGTCGGTTTCGTGAACGATTCCGATCTGCGGTATGTAACGTTCTCTGGGATGCGCTGGAACATCTCTTCGGTGGTGAACCAGCCTCCCAGGCTCGTCCTCTACATC